CAGTGTTATAGTTTTGCTGCAATACCTTACCGATAGCAGTCGCATCACCTGACTTGAATACATTCTCACCGTTAGTAAATTTAGAAACGCCAGGATCTGATGGATTACCAAGTAAGACATACTTGAATGTTTCTCTGATAGATGCTTTGTTAAATGACTGTGATCCAATCTCAGCAAACACGTCAGACTGTGTGCCGTAAAGGACATCAGCGTCAACGAATCCACCTGAGTAAGGAGTCTCTACATTAGGATCACCGTAGGTTGTAGTTGCTCTACTAATACCAGATCTTACAAGGACTTGGAAGATGTGAGATGTGCTTACAGTGTCATCAAATCTTAGTGCTCTAAATCTACCATCGTGAGTTGCTACAGCACCAATCTCAAAGAATGTTGCTTCAGCATTCAAGATATAATACATTGCTTGATCAGCACCACCTATTGTGCTACCAGATGCAGGGATGTATTGGACAACATCACCACGTCTAAAGAAGTTAGCACGATAGATTCTGATTCTAAATTCCTTCCTATCATATCCTGCACGGACTGTAGGTGTAAGAGATACAAGAGCTGGATCTGTATTCCAATCGAATCCTTCGTTGTATGCGTTATGTCTGTTATGGACGTCAGTATTTGCGATCCATGTAGTCTTCGCTTCAGTAGAGAATTTAGATTGCTCAAGAGCAAATTCAAATACGTTAATACTTGAATCCATATTAAATTCTGTTGATTCCTGATTCCACTCTGTGCGAAGAGCAGGAATGTATAAACCAGGAGATGTGATATATGGAATCCAACCTGCTTCATCTGGTTGATAGATTATTGACTTACAGTATTCTCTAACACGAGTCATATGATAAATCAGATGAGTCCTAGTAATACCAGTATAGACAATCATGTTTCCATCACCATCAAACCAGTTTGATATAGAATCAAATGCTTGACCGTTACCACCTGTCACAAGGTCATAAATTACAGAATCAATTATCTGATCTGCAAATTCTATATTGCCTGCATAGGTAGGATAGAATGATTGAGTTTGATCAAATGCTCTTTGTCTGATAGCAGGTCTATTGAAGAGAATCATCTTCGCTGCCATCTTATTACTATTTGATCCACCTGATAAGGTTTCATACATTACCTTATACTTACTCTCAATACCTAATCTAACGTCATAACATTTACCCATGTTATATTCGTTGACGGTAGGTGATGTAGGAGTAGTCTCGGTAACAGTTGTGCCATAGTAAGTAAGACCGTTTCCTGCAACTGCAGCATCAATACCACCCTCAAGAATTGCCATCAATGTGTAGATTGCAGTTTTCTGATCAGGACATGTTTGATTCCATGCACTTGCTGTATTATCGTAAGTGATAGATACATCTCTAATTGGAATATCTCCACCATATTTACATGGCCAGATATTAGGTAGATTTGGACTAAATGTAGAATTACTTACGCTATTAGGATATGCACTAGTGCCGTTTGCTCCACTTGTGTCATTTCCATCAGGGTCAGTAATGGTATCAGTAACAATACTGATAAGTCTATTAACTTCATCGTCTACATCACTATCACTAATTGCTGATAGGTAACCTGTATCATTTACCCACTTATCTTGAATTTCAGTAATAGGAGTATACTCGGCACCGTTGTTAACATGTCTGTTTGGTGTAGTGCCTTGATAGATTTGCTTAGCAATATCTCTAGCAGTATTTGTAATCCAAGTTACTTCAGTTACAACACCTGAGATGTGTTGAATAACTCCATTCTCAACATAGTATCCTGCACCAAGTGCAACCATGTTGTCACCACCATACTCTAGGTTGAATGTATGCCATCTAAGAATATCAGCAACGTCATGGACACAATCAATAGATCCTGCAGCAGTGATAGCATTGTGTGCAGCACTTACAAATGTGTGAGTATATTGTTGACCTGCAGGTGATGCTCCAATATTAACTGTTACCGTGCCACCCTGTTTAATTAATGCACCGTTAGATGCACTTACAAATGTGTGAGGATATTGCTGACCAACCTGTGAAGGATAAACGTTAACCTTAATATTATCATCATCAACCTTAGTTACAAGCAACCATTTATCAGCAGCAGGGTCGGTTGCTCTTGGGTATGAATGGTTAGTAGAATTACCATCTTGTGTGCAAGTAAATGTGATACCATCAGTTGCAATCTTGACTCTGTTTCCAGTTACAAGACCATGACCTGCAGATGTAATCTGCAAGATTCCAGTTGTTTCTTGGTAAGTTGCATTTGTAATATTAACTCCACCAGTGCTTACAGCTGTAACAGCAGTTGTTTTATTGTAATAAGGATCGGTTGTCCTAGGATATGAATGATTAGATGCGTTGTTATCCTGAGTGCAAGTAAACACTAATGAATTAGGAGCAATCATCATACGATTGCCAACGTTAAACACATGGTTAGGAATAGTCATCACCATGTCACCAGTTGCACTGTTGTAAGTGATGTTTGTAGGTGTCATTTGCTGACCACCCATCTTATCACCTAACTTAACAGATCCTGGTAGAGCACTCTGGAATTGGTGAGTATATTGTTGACCTACAGGAGACGCACCTACATTAACTGTAATAGTTGTCAATGTATGGTCAAGGACTAAACATGGTTTCTCATAATAAGGATCAGTTGTCCTTGGATATGGATGATCTGTTGCATAGTTATCTTGTGAGCAACGTAATGTAATACCTAGAGGAGTAAATCTAACTGTGTCACCTCTTTGAATATCATGATCTCCAATAGTGATTACCATCAAACCATTAGAAGAGTTATAAGCAATATCTGTAGGAGTAAATTCTTGATCCCATAGTGCACTACTTCCACCATTGATACTCAATGAAGGATACTGATCTAATCCACGATGGACTGCTTCTTCTGCAATAAATCTAATGTTTCTTTCGATAGCACGAGCAGCATGGATTCTATTATTAGAAGCACCATTTCTTTCGTAACTAGATTCTTGGAAAGTTACATCGTTATGACCAGGTAAAGTGTCACGACCAAATCCATTTCTAATTGTTGTGATTGCCATATCTCTAGCAATCTTAAATACAGATTTAGATGCTTCTGTTTCACCTTCGATGTGTTTAATACCACCGTCAGATCTTACATAAAGTTTACCGATCCTAAAGATCTCAGAGTTACCACCATGACGTAAATCATGAGCAACACCTGCCAAGATATCAACAACGTCATCTTCACAATCTACAGGGTTGCCAGTTGGGACAATAAATGATCCATACTTAGAAAGGTCATTCATTGTAGAAACTGCTTCCTTAGCAATTACTCTTGCATTCTCATCAATTAGATTTGCAGCATCAAGGTATTTGTTAGCTCCTGATCTTGATTGATCAAACTGCTTAGGATCGTAAGTAATAGTTGCATCTCTATATGCTGTCCTGTTTGTATATAATGGAGGGTAAAATTCGTCTTGATAAGTTGCACCAACACCAAGAGCAGCAGAAGTTTCGCCTGGTGATAGAAGTAAGTTATTAACTGCCTTCAATGCAAGCATCTCTGTGTAGTGAATTGCATCAATCATTGGTTGCAATTCATCAGTGATATAAAGAATCTCACTATCACTATTCAAGTAACTATCAATAACTTTCTGTGTCTCAGCATTACCACCCATAATGATGTCGCCAATCACTGCAGGTAATACATGATCTTTAAGATCACGAATACACTTAGTATTGTTAGGAATAGTTAAGAATTCGACAGGGACACTATTAATAGTCTTAGTATAAAGTGCGTTAATATAACCAACTGCCTCTTCTGCAATGTAGTCTCTATTCTTCCAGATTAGTGCACCTGCATCTCTAAATCTATGTCCAGTAGGAGCAAGGACGTCAGCAATATAATCACCCAATACGTCTAACTGAGATTCTACTTGAGTTGTGCCAGTAAGTGCATGTGGGACACGAAGTTTAGTTGTATATGTGCCTGTAAGATCTGTGGAAGATGTATTGATAACTTCCTTACAAAGTTTTACAACTTCACGCCATGCATATAATGTCTGTAGTAATTCTTGACCGATATACTCAATCTCTCCACCTCTTGTGCGGTAGAAACGAGCAGTAACGATAACGTTGTAGTTACCACCTTCTCTTAGATCTTTTACAATAGCAGGTAAGATATAATCTCTAGTATCTCTGATACAAACGTTTGTGCCACTCATTGAAGAAGACGCACCGTAAATATCACCAGGTATTACAAAGTCAGGGAAGTATGCTTGCATAATTCCAACTGCTTCTTCAGCAATCCAGTCACGGTTGATGTCAATTATATCTGCAGCGTCTCTGTAAATTTCTCTACCAAGATCTACTTCCTCAATAGTAATACGTTTGTTGAGGTAATCAATAGATTTAAGTGTAGATGATGAATTAGTTAAACCAGTAAGTGTAGCGTATGTTTCAGTTGTAGATACTACAAATGGTGCCTCACCATTAATTCCTAATACAATACCAGTCCTAGTAAAGTCAGGATCTGAAGGAGGAGTAATTGTTGCAGCATCATAATCAGCAGTGCCTTTTCTGACGATAAGATTATCAAAGTTACCTATAAACTGTTGAGCGTTAGAAACATCCTTACCAAGAGCAAATCTTGCAAATGGATATGTGTTTGTATCTGCATAGTTTGTTTGCTGCACACCATCAATATACATTGAAGTTACAGCGGTTTTTCTAACAATAGCAATGTGATGCCATCTTGCAGCAATGAGAGTATTAGTAGATGTGATAAGAGCACTTCCACCGTTATTAAGGATTACATTACCACTTGCATTCAATACTAGATTCAACCCTGTTGAGGACGCTTCTGGGCGTCTCATATCGAAGATAATTTGGTTACCTGATATGGCATCAGCACGAAGTCTCATTTCAATAGTGAAGTCACCTGTGCCAAACTTAAAGTCATTTCTTTCTGTTTGGACAATCTGTCCTGTGTTAGGAATTCTAATTGATTTTGTAGAATTAGAAAGAGCAGATAAGATTGTAATATCATCAACTGTGCAACTACTATTAACTAAAGTAGAGTTAGTTACATATTCTCCAAGACTGAATGTGCCAGTAGCGTTACCACCATAGATCCACTTAAGACCACTGTTAGATCCTTTAATAGGAGCAGATGCATTTGTTGTAACACCCTTAAGGTTTTCGCCAGGTAAGAATAGACCTCTTGATGGATCCTTATAAGCATATTTTGTAACACGAAGAGTTTCACCTGCAGTATAACCACCATCAGTGATTGTCCTTTCAGTAGGAGCAGTCCTTGTGGCGTGTGCCATATTGTTGTTGGTGTATGCAGTTGTGTATACACTCATAAGTGTGTTGAATGCAGATACAACAGTTGCACATGCATTTGTGTCTGTGTTGACGGGTGTCAAATCAGTATCAAACCACTGTTTCTTACCATGAATTCCTGTAGCAGCAAATCTAGGATAGTAGTAATCACCAAATGTCTTAGATACGAAATGTAAGTAATGAAGTCTTACTGTGTTTCCGTTACTTAATGTTGGAGTATAATTTTCTGCAAGAGTGATAGAAAGTGTGCCTGTGCCAACGTCATAAACTGCGTTAGCAATGTCTGCAGTGTTATCTAATGTTACTGCATTACTTGTAGCACTTACAAATGTATGTGTATAGTTACCACCTGTGATAACAGCACCGAAAGATGCACTTTGGAAGACATGCTCATACTGACCTGCTGCAGTTGCAACACCCACGTTTACAGTAATTGTAGTTGCAGTTGCTGCTGTAATTGTTACCGCAGTATTAAAGTATGGATCAGTTGTCCTTGGATAAGCATGATCAGTTAGATAGTTATCTTGAGAGCATCTAAAGACTAATGATTCTTGTGCAAACTTAATAGCAGTGCCTGCCTCTAATCTATGCTCACCAATAGTCATTACCATCACACCGCTAGATGGACTGTATGTAACAGCAGTAGGAGTGAATTTTATCTCAGGAGATGCACCAACATTAACTGTAATAGATGTGTTTGCAACAACAGAAGTAACCTCTAAAGGTTTGTTGTAGTAAGGATCTGATTCTCTAGGATATGTCTTATTAGAAGATCCACTATCCATTGTGCAATTAAATGTCAAACTATTAGCAGCGATAGTTACAAATCTACCTGCAGTAATACTATGAGATCCAATAGTAAGGACTAAATCTCCAGTTACAGGATCATATGTTGCACCAGTTGGTGTGAATTGTGGAGGTGCCACAACCATCTTACCATTACCAACATATGTTAATGCGTCACCTGCGTTGAGTGTGACGGTTGGGACTGTGACATCAAATGTCCTGTTGCTGTTGTTTACGTTAGCTACTGTGAATGTATCTGTGCCGTTTTGTATTACATTACCTGCAATAGTCTGTGCTTCAGCATATATTCCATTGATTTGTGATGCAGTTGTAGGAGAGTCATCATAAGCAATAGCATAAGTTGCAGCATCATAAACTCTACTGTTACCACCATACTTAAGGTCGTAAGCAATCGCTTCAACTACATCTTTAATATCATCTATACAATCAGCATCAGTTTGATGTGGAGTAAATCCTGCATTAGCAGTTTTGTAAATATGAAGTGCTTCTGCTGCAATAAATTCTTTGTTATTAAGTAGAAGGTTTGCACCATCAATCTTAAGACTTGTTTGAGGCACTGGATCAGCAAATACACCAGTGATCTTAGGACCACCTGTGCCTTCAGATGTATAAGAAATAGCACCTGTAAGGTTATGTGTATTTTCTGCAGTAACAGAGTGAATAACAATATCAGTTAAGAATGTGATATTCTGCTGCACATCAGCACAGTTACTTAAACTCTGAGCATTACCAGCTGAGTAGTTATTATCGTAAGTATGTGCAGGAGCAGATCCACCATATGTTAGAGGATCATTTAAGTTATATCCTTCGTTACCAATATCTTTTACAAAGAGCAAGTTATTGATAGCATACATCATTGTATCTCTTGCTTTCAATATTGCAGTTTGTGATTCAGCAACTTCACCATAGAATCCATTAAGGATAAAGTTACCAGTAGTGTCAAAGTATTGCTCTGCAAAATTCTGACATTGGAATTCACCACCTGCTCCTAAATCATCAGCAAGTGCATCGATAAAGAGTCCTAGGTCACGACGACATTTTTCTTGACCAATAGAAGTTGTAGGAGAAATTTCAGCAGGAATATTGTTTAGATTACCTGCAGTTAATGCTTCGTTTTGCCACGTCCAGATAGTGCTAATTGCAGACTGCACGTCGCTGCAATTAGTAGTAGTAGCGTTATCTGTATTGCTGCCTGGAGTCGCATACGCAGAACCTGGTGATGGGTCTGCTGTGATTGAGAGGTCTGCATAATAAGTTGCTTCGTCAGTAGAGTTGGTTGCACTGAATACACCAGTTAACTGGTTAGTGATGGCTGACATCACAAGTATCTTTGCTTGCTCAATAATATAGATGAGCTCAGATTGTGCTCTACTATATGATAGTGTGCTTGAATCAGAGAAGTATTCGTTGATCCACTTCAAGGAGTATTGGTTACCACCTGAGTGAATATCTAAAGCAATACACTCTAACCATAGTCTAGCATCATCTACATATCCTGCTTTGTCACCTGCACTAGTGCCAGTAAATTGTGTCTTCTGTAAATCATATGATTGTAGTTTAATCGCTTCAATATTCTTCCAGATCATGCGATGTGCATCTCTGAATCTTGAGGTTGTATTTGTTTGGACATCGCCAGGATAGTAGAAGTCAGGATGCTCTACTGCAACCCAACGCTCTGCTCTGTCAATAATTTCCTGCTTGTTTCTACCGATACTTCTAGCACCATCATTCTTTCTATTACCTGCATTACCTACAAGGTTTGCATAGAAGATTGCTTTGTTTCTTAGAGCATCGCCTTTAGCAAATGTGCCACTAGAAAGATTATCATATTCAATCTCAGTGCTTCTAACTTCTTCAAAGTCTAGGAAGTCTTCGTTGATTCTTACTGCTGAATCGTACAATTGTACTGGTGTAATACTTGACTGAGAAATATCATCAAGTATAACGTTAGGATTCTGGATAGCAACAAGTCTCTCGTAGATAAGACCGAAGAATGTAGATCCTTTGTTAATGATTAGAGTATCAACAGGTTGACCAGTATTAGGATCTAGATATGGACTAATGAATGTGATCTGAGCAACAATCTTAGAGTTACTTGAGTAGATGTATTCATTTAATCTAATATCAAAGATACCAGTTTCATATCTTGAGGTACCTGAAGTCTTACTTAATAGTAATGTGTCTGTTGCACCACCTGTTGCATCGAGGTTGGTCTCTTCAATGATTGCTATATCACCGTCAAAGTTAGTGATTGTTTCTTGGAATTTAAAGAGGTTTTCAGTATTAATAAGATCTACACTTGCTACAACAGCAGTGAATAAGTTTGTCCTCTTAAGAATTTCACTGACTACGAAAGGTCCGTCAGTAATGTTAATAACATCAATATGGAATGTCCCTGAGTCAATAACAGTTGCATATGCATCAGAAGTTTCACCATTAACTTGTTGACCCATCTCAGGGAATATACCCTGTGGGTTTGTTAATGTAATTCTATAAACTGGTATAGTTGTAAATCTAACACTTCTATATCTGACCTGAGATGCTGCTTTAGGTGCCTCAGCAAATACGATCTGGTTTCCAACAATCTGATATGCACTACCAGGTGACTGGATAACACCGTTTAAAGTAATCATCAACTGATTACCTTTAACAATTACACCCTCGCCTTCAACAGTGATTGGGAATGATTTCAATATTCCATCAAAGTCATCAGAAATATTATCAATCTTCTTAACGATAGAAGTTAGAATTTCTTCAGATGAAGTCAATCTTCTACTTCTGAATAATACCTCTGTATTATTATAGTCAGTGTAGATTGGCTCAGCAGCACCGAATGATGTAATTTGGTTTACATTGGTATACTCATTAATATTAACTTCTTTAATAAACTCTGTGCCAACCTTTCTACCTGATACGTCTTTACCACCAGTCAGTTGTAACTGACCAAACATCTTAAATCCAGTTGGGTGGTTGTTATCTAATACTTGCTTCTTCCATCTTGTGATAGGAATCTCAGATGTGATAACATAAGAGAATGACTGATAGAAGAAACTATCTTGAATTTTTTGGACAATCTCAGATGGTTTACCAACATCATCAATAAATCGGCCTGGTGTTGTAGTGATGGAGTCAATATTTAAGACACCACGAGCAATACTCAAGTTATCGATAATACCAGATGCTTTAGAAACCTCACCAGATACTTTCTCACCCTCAACAAAATTACCAGTGTAATCAACGATCTTAAGAATCTTAGGACCTATCTGCCAACCAGTGTTAGTAGAAACATAACCTTCTGCAGTTGCTTGCTCAGGTGAGTTACCTTGGAATACTTTTTCACCTGCTAAGAATCTAGATGTTGCAACAACAGCATCAGCAGTACCTCCAAAGACCTCGGTTAAGAGAGTTTGTCGTCCTTCACCTTGAGTTAGGAAGGTAATAAAGTCTCCAGATTGTGCGGCCTGTAACGTTAATCCGAAGCGTAATTGATCAGATTCTAACTGATCAGCAATAGCATAGTATATCTGCCCATCAATCAAACTGGTCAAACCTGCACTACTTGGTTTAGGTAGAATACCAGTTGTGGTGCCTACAGTATCAGCACGCAACTGAATAGCAGCACCTGTTGTAATACCGTGTGGGAAGTTAAACTGTAGATAGTTAAGATCTAAGTTAACAACGTAGTTAAATTCTGATTTTAGAGTTACAGTTGGCTCAGATGAATATCCTTGACCTGGATTCTTAATAAGAATCTCATTCAGACGATTGTTTTTAATAATCGCTTCTGCTTCAGCACCTGATCCACCACCACCTGTGATTACAACTGCAGGTGCAGATGTGTAACCAGAACCTGGATTGGTTATAGTAATCTCAGTTAGTATTGAAGTATTGAATAGTTGTAGGTTAACTGGGAATGTAATCTCAGGACGTAGGGTGTAGTCATGAGAGTAACCGAAACCAAATTCGTTATTTTTAAGTCTCTTGATCTTACCAATATTCTTACCAGTTAAGAATACAGATGCACCACTACCTTCATCAGGAATTACAACTGCTAATGCAGCACCAGATCCTGCAAGTTGATTACCAAGAATACCAGATATACTATCAACGTCTATAGTTGCAGTTGTATATCCTTTACCTGGATCTGTAACTGATACACTACTGATTGTGCCTGATCCAATCTCCTCATCAAGTGTAACTGTAATAGTTGCTAGACCACCTTCTCCATCACCGTTAATAGGGACGTTGTAGTAAACGCCAGGTGCATATTCAGTACCTCCTGAGGTTATAGTAATACGCTCAATCTGTCTGAATGATGCAATGTCAGATATAATAGGTAATCTCTGATAGAATCCACCTGGTGATACTAACTTAATAGTATTGATAGGTCCGATTGCCTTGATAGATGTTGTTGAATAGAAAGTAAATGGGTTACCAAATTCATCATCTTGGACTTCAGCTGCTGATGTTTCTGGCTCAAGTAATAATGGGAATTTGAATTCAGTGTTATTTACAATCTGAGAAATTGTAAATGTGCCATCATAAGGTGTCTTAATAACATCAACAAAGGAGTTATCTCCAACAGGAGACATTGCTCCAATCCTAGATGGATCAAAGTAGTAAGAAATATTAGTTACATTACCAATAGCAGAGAATTTAACATATGGTCTTAGACCTTCTGCTTGAATACCTGGTGTGCCGACTCGAGTAATATTATTGAAAGAATATTCCAACTTATACTGGTTATCCTGTGCAAATGACAGATAGTAATTTAAGTTAGATGCATCTCCAACATCAAACACATACTGATGATTTCGTATGAATGTAAGTGATGGATGCTTAGCATAGATATTAACGTTGCTTATACTACCTTGTAAGAATAAAGGATCTCCTGCAGCAGTTGACCTCAATCCAAATACATATTCTCTACTACCAAATATTTCACGGATAAAGAATGATCCGTTATATTCAGTTGTAGTAAATCCTTCTGTAAAGATGATATCGTCAGCTCTAAAGTTGTGAGGAGTGACAGATGTTGCATATACAAGATTTGATCTTGCTTCACTAACTTTCCTAATATCTTTCTTGAGTGTTGTTGTTAATTCAACTTCTTTAACAGATGGGAATCCAGTTACCTTAACAATCTTATATGCATCAGCACCGTCATCATCAACAACAATGTTTGCAGAGTTGATTGAAATAACATCGCCAGGTATGTAGGAAGATGCAGGTTGCACCTTAAGAATCTTAACTGAGTATGCACCATCACTGTATTGTTGGAATCTAGCATAGTCAGACAACGCTAATTCTGTAGATTTCCATTCCCATGTTACGCCACCATCAGATGCTGTGCCACTTGTATGAGTGGGAGGGGTATTACCAGAAGGACCTGCAACGGTCACTTCGTATATGTTACGCTGCCAATAAACTTGATACCCAACAGGATATAGAATACCAGTATCCCAACGTTGCATATCCAGTCCTCTATATTGAGGTATAGGATATGGCTCAGTTTGAATGTCAATATCAAACTCACCTGCATTTCTAATAAACACCCATGTAACAGCACCATCACTTACAGCACCTGTAGTGTGTGTTGGAGGAGTTACACCAGATGTGCCACCTGATTGTGCTTCATATATTTTCTTAGCATAGTATACTCTAGCAGCAGTAGCATATGCAGTGCCTGTTACCCAAAGATCCTCTGCTTCAATACCAACAAACTTCTGATCACTGATTACGTTGATGTCTGTAGCATCAGTAGATCTCAATAGATCAGTGTTGTTAATAGTGCCGAAGATTTTACCAACTTTATACTTATTACCTAAACCAGGATTAGTAGTAGTGCCTACAGGAGTCTCTACAATAGTACCGTATGCTTGTACAACTCCTAGAGAGTTGTATTGTTGTAGGATTGCACCTTTACTTAATAATACATCTTGATTGAGTGTCAACTCATAGATGTTATCAATCTTACTGTAGGTTGCATCTTTAATATAGAATTTAGGGACAACGTTTGCAGTAACAAACATCTTTTGACCATTCTTAACAGGAATAGTAGAAGACTTAGATGCAAACTGCTCTCTGTTGTTTGTCCATGTGTACGTTTGTACTGGTGTGTATACTGAGGGCGAATCTGTGAAGTCGAGTAGTTGTAGACCACCTGCTCCAACATCCCACTGATCAATAGCAGGTAAACCACCATCTGCCCATGTGCCAGTTGTCCATTCGCTAATAGTAAGATTAGTGTAGTTGGTTGGTGTGGTTAGTGTATATGTGCCTCTTCCAGAAGTATGTGCTTTATCAATCTTAACAGCAACCATATCACTGATCTCATGAGATAGTGGGTATTTCGTTAGAGGTGCAGTAAAGGTTGACTCAAACTCAGCAAGTTTAGATATAATCCAATCATCAATATGACCAATAAATGCTTTTGTTGAAACTGAAGGTGCAGTGCCACCCAATCCAACAGATGCCATATTTACATCAATTAGAGTTTGATATGTGATTGCAAGGTTACCATCATAGTAAACATTAATTTCCCAAACACCAGATCCAGTATTCTCTTTAACTAATGCAATATGGTGCCATGCTGCTGCACTAAAGTTACCCCAGTAAGTAGTTTCTGTAGATGAAGCAACTACACTTCCATTTACTTCTAAGATAATTTTACCGAAGTTTGCATCACTAGCAATACCCATTAGGTAAACAGAAACACCAGAAGTGCCGTTTACTTCAACAGTGTCAAAGAAATGAGGTGTATTACCTGCAGCGTATGCAGTAGTATTCATACTAAACCATGCTGCAGTAGTCCAGTTTTGTCCTTCCCATGCTAAACCAGAAGCAGTAGCACGGTTTGCTGCATCGAATTTTAATGATCCAGTGCCATACTTGTAATATGAATTATCTACAACAGCATTGGCAGGTGTTTGAATTGTAAGAGTAGATATAGTCTGTTTAGTTGTATCATAGTCTAAATCCGCAGTATCATCGAATCTATAAACTGCAAGTTGGTTAGGAATCAACCTTTCACCGAAAGTAATGATATCTCCAGAGTTATCGACAATAGATGACTTACCAACTTGTCCAACAGAATCAGTTGTTTCTATTAGTGATTCTGCTTGAATTGTGCCGTCATACTTAAGTGAAGATACAGTAGTTACCTTTCTATCTTCGTCATAGTCGATAGCAGCAGTAACAACAATATCACCAAATACATCAACGTGTAATCCTGTATTTTTGATAGAAACATAATTACCTTGAGGTGTAAGTGTCTTACGCCACAACCATGGTTTTGCTGTAGGAGTAGAAGAAGGAGGTATGATTTCAGTTGCATTTGCATCGGCAAGAGGAATCTTACCAAGTTGCATCTTCTCAAACTTACCATTTGCATTATTATAGACATCATATAAGAAGAATACATCATTATATTCGTCAATAGTAAATCTTGGGTTTCTTACATAACCACCAAGTGCAGGAATCTGTTTAACATAATCAACGTTGATATTTGATCCGTCATATGAGAATGTGCCATATATTAAGTTGTCAGTAGTCTGGTTAACGCCAGTAAAGAAGAATTGACTATTTGCTATCCATCTAATCTGAGTAATATCCTCATCACCATTTGCAGAAGATATCTTACGTTTCTCTTTTAAGTCACCATCATTATTAGATTGGATAATCCAAATATCATTAGCATCGATTGCCTGTGTATCAGTGTAACCTACGATGTATATGTTGTTATTTTCATCTAAGTAGATATCAGTGATATAATCTTTACGCTGTCCACCAGATATACCTGCAATAGACTTCTGCCACTTTAAAGTACCTGTAGGATTGTTTTGTGCGTCTCTTTCTGACTCATACTTACCAAACCAGACATCTGGATTATAATTGGGATTATTGGGGTCATATGTTTGGCCTCCAACATATACGAGGTCGTTTTCTTGTGAGTCATCAACATACAAACAAGTAAATTCGAGTGTCTTAACACCTGTATTATTTGGAAGTAATGTCCTTACCCACTGCACTTCACCAAGGTCGTTAAACTTAGCAAGGAAACCAACTTGGTCACTATCTAGATCTTCTTTAAGAGATCCACAAACATAGTAGTCTCTATTAGCAGTTGCAATACTATCATGGACAGTAACGTTACCACTATCATTCAAATACTCAGATAACCAATAACGTGTTTTTGTAATTGACTGAGGATGAGATACTCTGATCTGAGGAGGTGTATCAACACTATATCCATTACCAGAGTTAATGATAGTAAATGAATCTGCAACACCTGCAGCATCAAGATTAATAGTAAAGTCAGCGTCAATTCCACTACCACCTTCAACCAACTCATAAGTTGGAGGTAAAGCAGCATTATATCCAACACCTTGTGTATCTACAGTAACGCTCTCAATACCATCTACAACTTTAACTTTAAACTCTTTATTAGTGTTTGCTGTGATAGGAGTAGAATCAACAATGATTTCATCACCTGCTATAAGGTCATGATTCAGAGAAGTTGTAATTACACCATATGGTCTGTCACCAATAATTTCTTTGACATAGGCACTAATAGCAACACCTTTAATACTATCAATGATTGCAGAAGCACCAAATCCACCTGTATCAGTATTATCAAAGAATACGGTGTCATTAACCTGATAAGAGATGCCAGGATTCTCTACAACAAAACCATCGATCTGTGCAGTCTCAAATTGAGTAACAGTCTCTACATCGATGTCAACTTTAGATTCAAGTGAAACTTGAGGGAAATAATCGTAAATTTGTAGAGTAGGCTCTTCTTGTAACTCTAATACTTCCTGTTGCTCATTAGCATCAATAATACCATCTTGGTTAGTATCTTGGACTTCAAAGATGATTGGATAACCTTCAATCTCAGTTGTTAGGACATCTGCCTCTTGGTTTGGTAAACGCTCAACATCGATGTCTACATTCTCATATGGGACTCTATATCTTACAACATCAGCTGGAATATTCTCTTGGACTGCACCTTGACTTAAATTCCACTCATCTGGAAGTGAGTTAAATGCAGGACCCATAATGTATGGGAATTCTGGAATACCTGCGTCAGATGCATCAATAGTAACAAAGTATGCATATGTGCCATCAGGATACTCAGGTGTCTTACAGAAACGACCGTTATACTGATCTAAGTCACCTGCTTGGAATACGTACTCATAATCAGGCACAAATGATCCTGCAGGATAAGTTGCGAGTAAAGGACCATCAACTCTAGCAGGATTAGGATTAGTTACTGCATCTGCTACAATTTCTGGTTTTAGTCTATATGATGTGCGAAGTCTTCTTACACCACTGTTTTGATCAGTTGGATTTGCATAACCATAAGGACCATAGATTGGGTTACCATCATATCCCCATCCTAAAATTGGAGAGTGTAGGAAGTTTTGGGAGATCTCTTGGAAGTTGCCTGTCTCTTGATTAAGGAATACGTTGTCTCCAACAACATAACGTAATTCTTTTGGATCTGAAAGGTGAGCATACTCTCCACCATACTGGTTGTTAAGACCAGTAAAAACATAACCTCTTGCAATGTCATATTTGTTTGCAAGGTCATATTCAAAGTTTTTATTCCACTCAAACACCTGTGCAGTGAATGTTGCCAACTCACCAACAGCATCTAGTCTTACAGTTGTTGTACCTTGGATATAATTGATACCTCTGTTAGATATAGTGATACCAATGACTTTACCCTTGTCTTCTCCAGTAGTTGCAATAGTTGCTTTAGCAACAGCACCAAAACCATCTCCATTAATTACAACTCTTGGTGCAGTGGTATAACGACGACCAGAGTTAATAATAGCGATAGAAACGATTCTACCATTCAATACAATAGGTTGTGCTAATGCACCTTCACCAGATGTAACAGATACAGTTGGTAGAGATGTATATCCAGATCCACCACCTGTTAGTGTAACACCAGAGATAGGACCTCGAATATTAGCAGTTGCTGCAGCACCACTACCTCCACCACCAGTAATTGTGATAGATGGTTGTGATGTGAATCCACTACCTGCGTTTGATACTAGGATTCTTGTAATAGCACCGTTAGTAACAACTGCACTTGCAGATGCACCAGATCCTCCACCACCAACAATAGAGATCAAAGGTGATGATGTGTATCCAGATCCTTGTGCTGTTACCTCAAATGAGTCAACACTACCATTAACTGTAACAGTAGCAGTTGCACCACTACCTCCACCACCTTCAATAAGGACTTCTGGGGGAGATCCTGCATCATAGTTGACACCTGCATTAGAAACAACAATTCCAGTCAAAGGACCGAAAAGGACTGACTCTCTTGACTTATAACACCAAATACTTACACCATTTACCCAAGATCCGATTGCACTGTTAGCAGCGATCGCTTGACGCTCTGAAACGGTATTTACAACTCTAGGAATTCTAACAAGCTTTCTTTGGTTGCCAGGAATCAATGCAGACCCAATAAAAGGTCCTATCTTGTAGTTTGGAAGACCTGACGCTGCAACGTAGACATAATCAGCATTAAAGAAGGAATTCTGAATATTAGTCGTAAATTCAGTAACAACGTTATTGATTGGAGTCTCAGTTGACTTACCTCTGTTAAGATCGACTGAAAGTAGAATATTACCAACTGGGACGATATCAGTTGCTGTTGCAACTCTATATGAGAAATTAAATTCGTCAATACGAGAAGATACTTGGAATGTGCCGTTAAAGATAACTGGGTTTGCACCATACACTGTAACTGTGTCTTCTACCAATAATCCATGAGGCTCAGCAGTTGTTACTGTTGCAACTTGAGAAAGAGAGCCTGGATCGATAGCAGAGACGCTAATAAGTTTTTTAACGTTATAAAACCATGATTCTAGTCTTTCTTCACCAACAGAGTCAGATCCAAGTGATGCAACCTTTAGTTTATCGCCAGGTAAGTAATATGATCCTGTATCGTCGAGTACTGTGCTTCCTGCTTCGGCAATACCCAAAACACGCATCTTAACTTCAGTAGTAGTGCCTCTATTGGCATATATGAAGATATTGGAAGTAATAACAGTGCCAGGATCCCAATCTTCGATAATATTGTTTTTTGATCGAGTACATTCGATAAACTGGTTAAGTGACTTCTCTTTATACTGGACTTCTTCATTATCGCCAATATTGAAGGTGCCGTTTCTCTCTGGCCACCCAATAGTAGAGTCAACAGTTACAATTTGTCCTGTAGTGGTTAATGGCTCAACAAGACGAGTCCTATAAGGAATCTTAAAGATACCAGTGAGAGTTTCTTCTGATATTACTAATTCATAGATTGTATCTTCACCTTTAATGATTGAAATTGCATTTTCAACCAATGCTGAAGCATATTTGACATTTTGGTCAACATCATCAGCATATTGAATAACTTCAGAGTCAATTAAGTTAACAGGGTCACCAGATACTACTTGTGTCCTTAAAATCGTGTCTACAGTCCATGTAGCAGCAGATGGAGAGATAATTTGCTCTTTAGGATATGATACCTCAATCTCTTCACCAAAAAGAATCTTGAAAAGGTATTTTGCACCCAATGCAGTACCTTTAGCAAGATAGAAGTCCCTGATATTCTTAATTACGTTAACAGGGTTAACTTTACTTGGATCTAGTTGAATAGTGGGCAGATATTGCTTTCTAAACTTCTCAAATAACTGATAGATGAATAATGAGTCAAGATTTCTTACTATAGACCCGATTGGGTGTGTGCTAGTAGTAATTTGACTTTCTTTTGCAAAAACTTGGTTTCCATATTCGTCATAATCAATAACGTTAGAAACACCACGCACAATACCATTAAATGCACTAGGGACGTAGTTTCTACCACGCTCTTCGATTACAAATCCAGTAACTTCGTCGTATCCAACGTTTACAGATGCTTTTGCTGCTTGAGGCTCAGCAATATAAATTTTAGGAGGATTTGCTTCGCTATATCCAGTACCAAAGTTGGTAATGTTGATATCGGTCAACTCACCGTTAAAAATAGTCGCAGCAGCAGTTGCACCTGTGCCTCCTATAGAAGTGCCGTATGCATCTTTGCGATCGTCAACAATATAAACAGATGGAGCGTCAGTATAACCTCTACCACCAGTCAATAACTCAATATCTGTAACAGCACCACTAGATACGGTTACATCTAAGACTTGAGCACCAACAGGGTCTACTACACGGCATCTAGGAGGGGTTACATACCCTCTTCCTCTATTGATGATAGTAACTGATGCTAAACCACCCTCTGCTGTTAGAGAGCACTCTGCAATAGCGTTAATACCACCGTCAGGAGCAGGATCGATGTAGATTGTAGGAGGATTGGCATAATTAAGACCTGGTGCAGTAACTGTGATAGTATCTACATTCAATCTACCTTCAGAGTCAATAGTTGCATCAGAAATAGTTGCTCCGCCAGGATTATTGAAGGTGATAACTGGCACAAAGTCATATCCTGATCCAGAATCAGTGATAGTGACAGTATCAACCATTCCAGTAGTATCATTGACTGTTAAAGACACTCTTGCCAGTCTACCATTAGCATTGGTAGGTGCAGTGACTAAAGGAATAGGAGGATTGTAAGATGTATAACCTTGACCACCAGAAATTAACTGAATATCTTTAATACCACCAACTAAACTGTGTGCTGTTGCATATTCTCCAACAGTTGCAGTTTGAATGTTTACTCTAGGAGCAAAATCTAGTCTATATCCTTTACCACCTGTCTTAACTAAGATTGTATCGATTTTATTGTCTACAACATTACATACTGCATCTGCACCACTACCAAAAGACGCAGGTACAAACTCAATCGCTCTAACATGAAGGGTATCGGCACTACCTAAGGCAAACTTAGTAACAAGAGTATCTTGGTAGACATTAAATTGCTCAAAAGGTTTCTGTAATTGTCCTGTGCGGTTTACAATTAGAGAAACATCAGAAATTGGAGTATATGCTTGACCATTTACTCTTAGAGGGTAATATTTTGTGCCTTGCCATTCTGTATATGACACAGCATCCATTGTGACAATGGTTTTATCTGCAAAGCCTATGAGATAGGTAATATTAGTAAAACCTTGGTCATCGCCACCAGTGGGTGTCCTAGGGGGCACTGTGAAGATGATATTAGTGCCACTGACAATGTAATCAACTGTAGGTTTAAGAGTTACATTATAGACAGTAACAATTAGGTGATCTACAGATGCAGGACTAACTGGGTTACCCTGATACTTTAGTGCGAATGTAGTTTGGACTCCATCAAACTCGTAATATGGATTTTCTAGTGCTTGCTCTTTCTTTTTAAATTCATGTGGTGCAATACCAGGTGTCATGATAGCATCAGGACCTCTGGTTACCGATTCGTAATACAGGATTTCATTATCAACCTGTATACTACCATTTCTTTCTTGATATCCGTCAATATCTTCTACAACAATCTCTGTGTCATTCAAACCGATCGCTTGAAGCACTGTAGTCTGAGATGTTAAGACATTTGACTGGTAAGTGTCTAAGTCAAGATAATCAAGTACATTATTAAGAATATCGTAAGGTCTACCGACCTTCTCTTGGGATTTGTAGTATTCTTGAAGTAATTGTACAAACGCTCTATCCTCTGACTTAATAAAGTCAGGGAGTTGTTGCTCAACTCTGTCAGAAACATTAACTCTAGACATATCTTATTAGAAGCAGTCCGTAATATCGGGATAAGTGAAAGTATCCGTTGGGTAGTCAAGTATATTTAGCTCTCCACCACCAAAGTTAAATCCACTGAAATTATTAGGATCGAAGATAGGGACTGACAAGTCGTTGATCGTATAATCGATTGGATTGACGTCTGGGTTGAAGATGATTGGGTCGGTGCCTGCAGGAGGCTCGAGTGATCCACCACTGGGGTAAACTACTACTGGAATTCTTAATGTGTTGTCAGGTGTCAGTGCAACGTTTAGAGGTCCTACACATACTTCACCAGTATTGTAGTTGACTGATCCGACATTATTGTTTAGGATGACTTCTGCCTCATCTCTAATAGTAACAAGCATCATGTTACCTTTACCATCGTCTCTTAGATTTACAGGGACAAGGGTTTGTGTATTTGTAGAAGATAATGTTGCTGTATCTACTTGCACAACACCACTAGTTAGATTGGCATTGTTTAGAAGAGTCTCAGTATATCCAGTTGCATAGAATGTGCCTGACTTAACTACGGAGAAGGTTGGTTTACATGTGCCGTCAGACCCATCTGTGCCGTCCCCTGAGGTGCCATTACCATCTGGGCTGCCCGAATAGTCGCCAGGTCTGAATAAAGGATTATTGAAGTCTAAACACTGGTTAAATACTTGACCAAACTGGAATGCGTCAATATTTTGACCAAGGGTTATTTGAGATGTGCTACCTGAGATAGCAGGGTCTGAATTATCGATTACTCCAGAATACTTAGATCCTTCAAATCTATTGTTGAATCTATTTGCAGCATTTTGTGAGTTGTAGTCGTCGATATTCTTCAACACTTTTGTCCTTAGGTCATTAGAACTAAGATTAGTGTCATTACCGTTATAGTAAACGTAAGACTTAGGAATAACATAGAGAGTTGTTGGGTCAATGATAATCGGGTCGATAGCACCGATTGAATAATCCTTCAACTGGTTTTTAATTCTTACTTTTGTTGTTTCGTTGAGCTTAGCACCAGTCTTAGGTCTAACCGCAACATACACCTTACCATAAACAGGAGGATTTAACTTCTCACCACCATATGCAACTACTGATCGTGATTGTGGATATAGTTGTCTTACTAGATTCTCAAAATCTCTTTCTGTAACTGCTCTGTTTTGTGTTGTATACAATCTAGGAGCATTATACTTGATAGAAACAGGTGTTTCTCTATCTTCACCGTCTGCTGCCTGATTTTCGGTCACAACAGTAATTGAGCTGTTACCAACGATGCGTCCTTCGCTATCAGATGCTGTACCGATGAAGGTAAAGTCTCTTGCACCGTTTGCTTCCTTACCAACAGTCCTTACATAGTCAATTTTTACAAATTCACCGTCAACTAGTTGTCTTCCCAACACTCCATCACCGAAGATTACCTTATAACGCAAATCGTCAACTTCTTCAAGGAAGTAAATACGAGAATTTGAGTCTAAGTCAACAGAGGTTGTTGATTTGTTGTAAATATCAATTTCAGAAGACTGCACAGAAGGAGAAATGTAAACAATCATTCTTTCAGTGTCTACATCTTCACTAGGAATAATATATTCTTGTCTTTTTGTGTTATTAACAATAAACGAGTAAGTAAGTAGGTTGCCCTGATAAGTTGCAAGACATCTAAAGGTAGCAATACCAGTAGATTGATCAACAGGTGCTTGTACTTGACTTAGGATTGTAAAAATATAATCATCAAAGTTATTTTCAGCACTAAATGAGTCACCCTTGTTAATTGTAACTTGCTCAGGGTAGGTTAAACCATTTGCACCGATTAAAGTCTGCACACTTACTGTCACATATGCTTTTGGAGACTTAACACTACGAGGAGTGTAGTTAAGTTGCTTAGCAACCTTAACAATATTGTCTCTGACAGTAGATGTTTCTAGAAATGCCTCATTAAGAGACATGTTAGCATTGAATGCTGTATAATATGTGTTGTATGCAAGAGTGTCTAACAAATAAGACGCAGCAGATCCTTCAAAGTCGTAATCAGTAAACTCTGATCGTGTCCTAAGGTATGATCTTATGGATTCCTTGATTTCAAAGAAATCTAAGGAGGTTAATTCTGATGGTACTGCAGGCATTACGTCCTCTCTAGTATGAAATCGATTTCTTTAACGATTCTTTCTCCAACAATCGTATACTCTACTCTTACTTCAAGTGAGTTTGTATCGAAACCGTCTGTTACGTTAACAGATACGACTCTTATGCGTTTTTCGTATCTATCTAAAGTGCTGTTAATCTCGTCTTTGATCGCCTCACCTGTAAAAACATCATAAGGCTCAAATAAAAGTCCTGTCACTCGAGATCCGACATCATACTGAAAAGGTTTCTCACCTATATCGGTTTTGATCAAATTTAGCACTGCCTGTTTGATTGCATTCTCATTTTTGACAGCACCAAAGTCGCGGCTATTAGGATTTGCTTTGAAAGACATTGCAAAATCTCTAAAACCACGACTTATGTTTTTATCTGATCTAATTCTGTATGACACTCTACATGAATATGAATTTTGCCATAATATAAGTTATACTTTATTATTTAGCCTTGTCCACGATACTTTTTACGCGGTTTATTTCTAGAGGTAGCAGAAAGTTTTGTATTCTGACTTTTACCCTGTCTTGTCTTCTTAGGTTTTGTATCTACTCCACCCGATACGAAGGCTGTTGATCTAGTTGCCATAATAATTTAATAAAGTGATTAACCTGCCCAAACATTCATAGAGCCATAGGCTACTACTGATGAGCAAGGATACGAGAAGCCAGGAAATCCGACTCCTAGTGGGTCTAACTGTCTAGCAATCAATCGCTTGAGTGCAAACACAGTTAAGGTTGTAGGATATAGAGTCCTATCGTGTCCTACACCTCCATCCTCTGTCGTTAAGACTGAGCATGGGTAGGGTGTAGGTTTTGGACATAGTGATTTACCACATGGACACATATGGATTACTATGTTAGTGCAGGTTGACGGATGTTTTATAAACTTGTCACCTGCAAGCATGATTGGATAACCATTGACTAATACTGTAGCACGGTTTGGTGCTAGTGGTGTCATTGGTATCAGACTCAGAGGTGGCCACCAACAAGTATACTCTTTAATACGAATAGTCCTTGTCCTTGGGATTGCTCCGCAAGACTCTGTGCTATGCACAGTAGGGGGTAGACACAACCCATGTCCAGAGTCAGGTAGACCATTGATAGCAGCAACTGGTTTTAAAAATCCAAATCCCATTATCCTTGACCCTCTAGTTGTCTACCATCTAGATATGGGTATTTATCTTGGCACTCGTCGAAGAATGGATTACCTACATTTTTAATACTTCTAGACAAAGCATTAGTGCCTCCTGTCAAATAATTTAGTATCTGCATCCTACCACTATAGTCGCCCATCTTAATCCTATAACGCTCTGTCTCCATACGCTTAGGGTCAATGGCAATAGAAACGTCTGCAACATGATTTAATGCATTGCAGTTTTGACATAGACCAGATCCAGTACCTGGCCAATTACCTTGTCCTGCACCCGATTGACTACTTAAAGCAGATGGTGGTGTGATTTCATAATAGGTTTGTCCTGCAAGAGGGTTTCCACTGTCATCCCATCCGCAGTAGACATCAAGAGGTCCATTTGTATTACTGCCCTTACGCACATACCTGTCCCAACAATCGTGAGGAATATTGGTAGGGTCACTTGGACAAGACCCGCTATTGACTGTAAAGTTAGTATAGCTTTGAGATCCGTTGATTGTGTTTGTGCCACCTTCTCCATCTGGTACTGTTGATTGCCAATTAACTGTAGCGTCTGTAGGATTGCCATCTAGGTTGTTTCCTAACCACAAACTGAATTGTTGTGCTCTAGTATAACTGCTACGGTTATAATCATATGTATTTTCGTCAAGTCCGATTGGGACGTATTCTATACTATTGTTACTACCACGGTAACAGCGACCTGGCACGTTACCTCTAGTGCAATTCCATGTTTTATACCCGCCAGTTACGTTTCTCTTAGGTGTAATTTTAGGTTTTGGTAAAGAATTTAAGAATTTCATAAAATCTTGACCTTGAGGACCAGTAGTTTTTCCGTCAAATGACAGAGAAACCGTAAATTCTGCTTTTTCATCATTGGGTGCACAGTATTTCCACGGCAAATACCCAAATGCCTTCCGCGATGCCCTAAATTGGTCTTGTTTTTCTCCGTAAAAGTTTTCTCGAGGCTCTTCTTCTGCTTCCATATACGCACAAGGCATCTGAAACCACTTTTTGATGTTGTGAATCACTGGTTGATCAACAATCATGCACCTATTTCCGTCAAAACTT